ACACTGCACGCATTTCAGGCATGGCCATGTCAAGCCGGAAATGCGTGCAGTGTGGGAAGGAATTTTTGGGGCGGGGCGATGACGCTTTCTGCTCGCCCGCATGCCGGCGCGAATTCCGCATGGAAGCGGCGGCGGGCGATGCTTCGGGGCGCGTCTGCCATGATTGCGGGCGGCCCACGCCGGATTACCGGTGCTCGAGGTGCCGGGCGGTATGGAAGCAGATCCACGGGGTTTCGAGTTTTACCGGCGATCTTGACGCTCTTTTTGCGTGATGTATCCGACGGTCAGAGAGGTGCAAGATGATCGATATCAAATATATTGGAAAGTTTCTAAACAGGGACGGCGTTGAAGGCCCGCGCCAAACCGTTGGCTATATCCCGTGCAGGCCGGGGAATTTTTACGGCCGGCCGAATCAGGACCCTGCTAGGTACAGCGTGATTGGCGTTTCGGGGGTGACAGTGGCCACCGGCGTCGATCTTGGCCAGACGGATGACGAGGAACTCAGGGGCTATGGGGTTGGCGAAGATCTGATTCGGAAGCTCAAGCCGTATCTGTGCCGCAGCAGCTACCACGCAATCCGCGTGCTTGCGAATGCGCCGCTGTCAATCACCGAGGCCGAGGCCGAGGAGCTTGATGACTGCGTGCATCGCGGGGAATTGGAGCGCTATATCCGGCCTTGCTATGAGAAGGCTTCAGGCATCTCGTTCGAGGATATACCGCTTCAGGCTCAGGCAGTCGTTTTCTCGATCTGCTACCAGCTTGGGTGCTCAGGTGTGAAGCGTCGGGCGCCTAAGACATGGGCTTTCCTGACAGCGCGGAATTGGCTGAGCGCTTCCGAGGAGCTGATCCACGGTTTCAAAGGCCGGAATCAGTATGAAGGACGCAGGCGCATCGAAGGCCAGCTTTTGGCGGAGGTGCTATGACAAAAAGCCTGATCGTGCTGGCAGCCCTGGCCGGGGCCGCCGTGGTGGGATACGTGGAAGAATCGCGGATATCGACGCTGAAGGCGGAAATTGAAATTTCCGAGACTGACAGGGTTGCGGCGGAAGCCAGGGCGGCTGCCCTGGCCGAGGCCATGCAGGAGAGGGGAAAGATCGATGCGCAGGCGTTCACTGAAAGGCAAGGTATGGAAAAGGTGCTCACTGAGCACTGCGAGTGGTCTGCTATCCCTGTGCCTGCTGATGTGTGCAGGCGGTTGCGCGGCGAGGCATACAGGCGCTGAGATGCCGCCGGGAGAGCTTCTGAAGGATCTGCGCCTTCCTGATCGCTCAGGTATCTCCACAGTAGGTGATATGGCACGTGTGCTTCAAGAAGATGAGTGGGAAATCAGGCGCAAGAACTCCGACCTTGCAGCTTTGAGGTCTTTCTACGCGAGGGTGAAGAAATGAGCACAAGCGTGGGGAAAGTGACCAAGGTGCGCGTATGAGCGCGAGTGTGACAGAGATGGTTGATCCTGCATCTACATCGCACCTCGGTGCAGCATGGTACTACCTGACCGAATTGGTGCAGGGGTGGCAGTTCAAGGGGGCGCTTGCGGCTGTCAGCGCCTTCTTCGGGACTGAACCCGTGCTCTTTGGGTGGCTGATTGGCTTGCTTGCGCTTGATCTGGCCTTTGGTCTGGCCGAGAGCATCAAGCGCAAGCGGTTTTCGTGCCGGAAGCTTGGCAGGGGCGTGCTGAAAATCCCTTGCTACTGCCTCTATATCATCCTGGTCGGAGCTGTGGACTCGACGGTCTCGACGTCTCTCGGATGGGATACCCCGCTGTTGGAGCTTTTCGTGTCATACCTGGTTGCTACGGATGCGATCAGCTGCATGACGCATATGGTGCGTCTAGGCCTTCCTGTTCCAGAAAGATTGCGCCGCTTGATCGTATATGCGAGGTGCCGGGTGGACCACGAGATTGACGAGATGTGCGAGACGCCCGCGCAGGCGGAACAGCCCGCGCCAAAGCGGCGTGGGCGCAGGAATGCCGCAGATTAACGGAGAGTATAAAAATTATGGCGCTCAAAATGGAGACATGGCCGATTGACAGGCTTATCCCGTATGCGCGGAACCCCCGGAAAAATGACGAGCAGATTGACCGCATGGCCGGGGCTATCACGGAATTCGGCTTCCGGATTCCCATTGTTGCACGGTCGGACGGCTCCGTAGTTGACGGCCATTTGCGCCTGAAGGCCGCAAAAAAGCTCGGCCTGTCAGAAGTCCCGGTGGTGCTGGCAGACGAGCTTTCAGCCGCTCAGGTTAAGGCGTTCAGGATTCTTGCGAATCAGTCAGCAAACTGGGCTGAGTGGAATGACGAGCTTCTTAAAGTTGAGCTTGAAGAAATCCTTGAAATGGGGCTTGACCTGAGCCTGACCGGCCTTGACGCGCCTGAGATTGATCGTCTGTTGGACAGCCCGGATATTAGTGATTCAGGCGATGCGGATGAATGCCCCGCGGTTGAAGAAAATCCGATCACGCGTGCTGGCGATATATGGCTTCTTGGCAGGCACCGGCTGATGTGCGGGGATAGCACGACGGTAACGGATATTGACGCTCTTACTCTGCAGGAAAGGTGTAATTTACTGCTAACTGACCCGCCGTACGGGGTGAATATTGTCAAGGGTGGAACAGTAGGCGCTGCAAGTCCTTTCAAGTTTGGTACGACACACAGAGAATATTCAAAGTCGAAAGCCGGGGTGACTTTGTATCAGCCCATTATAGGGGACGATACAACGGAAACAGCACGAAGCATGTTTGCTATTGCTCAAAAATGTACTGACATTCAAGTAATTTTTGGCGGAAACTATTTTACAGATTTCCTGCCGCCTTCACGGTGTTGGTTTGTTTGGGATAAAGGAATGCCTGATGGGGTTGATTTTGCCCAATGCGAATTGGCTTGGGTAAGTAACGATGACAGCGCGCGTTTGTTCAGGAGACTATGGGCTGGAGTATGCAGAGAGGGTGATAAGGCCGTTGAGGGCCGGAAGCGTGTGCATCCTACTCAAAAACCTGTTTCCTTGTTTGAGGATATTTTGAGTGAGTTTCCTGATGCGAAAACCGTCCTTGACCTCTTCGGCGGCTCCGGCTCCACGCTGATCGCCTGTGAAAAGACCGGCCGTGTATGCCGTATGATGGAACTGTCACCACACTATTGCGATGTGATTGTGAAGCGTTGGCAGAATTTTACCGGTAGAAAGGCCACCCTGGAGCCTGACGGGCGGGATTTTGAAACGGTGGCAAAGGCGCGACGGGGTTGATTATGGCGCTCAAAATGGAGACCTGGAAGATTGACCGGCTTATCCCGTATGCCCGGAATCCTAGAAAGAACGACGAACAAGTTGACCGCATGGCCGGCGCAATCAAGGAATTCGGCTTCCGGATTCCAATCGTCGCCCGGTCGGATGGCTCCGTGGTTGACGGCCATCTGCGCCTGAAGGCCGCCCGGAAGCTTGGCTTGACAGAGGTTCCGGTGGTGCTGGCGGATGAGCTTTCAGCCGCTCAGGTTAAGGCGTTCAGGATTCTTGCGAATCAGTCAGCAAACTGGGCTGAGTGGGATGACGAGCTTCTTAAGGTAGAGCTTGAAGAAATTCTCGAAATGGGGCTTGACCTGAGCCTGACCGGCCTTGACGCGCCCCGTCTTGATGACCTTTTGGGGTCGGAGGCCGAAAAGCCTGACCGTGAAAAGATGAGCCTGTCGGACCAATTCGGCGCGCCACCTTTTTCCGTGCTTTCAGCCCGCGATGGGTGGTGGTGCAACCGGAAAGAACAGTGGCTGTCTTTGGGAATCAAGAGCGAACAGGGGCGGGACGGCGACCAGTTTGGGTATGAGAGCGCACTGCAAATCAAGGATCACGTAAAAAAGTTCAGCGCGGGGGCGTGCGTTTCCGTAAGCGTTTTTGACCCCGTTTTATGTGAACTTGCATATCGCTGGTTTTGCCCGCCCGGCGGCCTGGTGATTGACCCCTTTGCCGGCGGCTCAGTGCGCGGCATCGTGGCCTCGCAGCTGGGCCGTCAATACGTGGGTGTGGATCTGCGTGAAGAACAAGTTCAATCGAACCGCGAGCAGGCGCAAGTGATTTGCGGCGACCCGATGCCGGTTTGGCATACGGGCGACAGCCGCCGCCTGGGCGAAATCCTGAAAGGCGCGCGGGCTGATTTTGTTTTCAGCTGCCCGCCGTACGCAGACCTTGAAAGGTACAGCGATGACCCGGCCGACCTGTCGACCATGACATACTATGAGTTCTTGAAAGCCTACCGGGGCATCGTTTCTCAATGCGTGGAAATCGCGGCCGACGACAGCTTTTTGTGCTTCGTGGTGGGAGAAGTCAGGGACAAGAAAGGGATTTATTACGAGTTTGTCGCTGATACGGTCAAGGCGTTTTCCGATGCCGGCGCGGCTTTTTATAACGATGCCGTCCTTGTCACTCAGGTGTGCTCGCTGGCCGTGCGATGCAAAAAGGCTTTTGAGACATCTCGGAAGCTGGGAAAGACGCATCAGAACGTTTTGATTTTTGTCAAAGGCGACCCGAAAAAGGCTGCTGAAAAGGTCGGGAAAGTCAGCTTTGGAGAGGAGTAGAATTATGGCACGCCCCGGACCAAAACCTAAGCTATATGACGAAAAGGAAGCTAGACAAGTCGAGGCCATGGCCGCGGTAGGCATTACCCAGGAAGATATTGCTCTCGTTTTGGGTATGAATTTCAAAACTTTGACCCGCTTGTACAGCGAGGCATGGAAGCGCGGAAAAGTCAAGGCAAATGCGAAAGTAGGGGAAAGGCTCTACAAAAAGGCCGTCGAGGACGGCGATACGGCGAGCCTGATTTTCTGGGCGAAAACGCAGATGGGCTGGCGTGAGACGCAGCGGGTTGACCATACGTCAAGCGATGGCTCAATGACACCGCCGGCTCAGCATTCTGTCAAGGTTGATTTCGGAAAGTTTTCAGCCGAGGAACTTTCAAAGCTGGCCTTAGCCGCGTTTAGGGGAAAAGCCGTTGACTGAGAAGGATTTTCGGGCGTTGAAGACTGAACTTGCCCGCCATAGCTTCGCGGCATTCGTGCTGGCGACCATGCCTACCTATGAAATGGGCTGGGTGCATAGGGAAATTTGCGACGTGCTTGAAAAGTTCCTGACCGCCGTAGCGGATAAAAAAAGCCCGCGCTTGATGCTGACCGTTCCTCCGCGCCACGGAAAGTCAGAGCTGGCCAGCCGCCGTTTCCCGTCATACGCCCTGGGCCGCTATCCTGACATGCAGATCATAGGGACTTCATACGGGGCTGACCTTGCGAGCCGTATGAATCGGGATATTCAGCGGATCATCGAAACGCCTGGATACGTAGAGCTTTTTCCGGAAACCCGCCTGTCGGGCAAAAATATACGCACCGTTGCGAGCGGTAACTTTCTTAGGAACTCTGACATTTTTGAGATCGTGGGCCATTCTGGCGGCTATCGTTCAGCGGGCGTGGGCGGCGGCATTACGGGAATGGGGTGCGATATAGCGATTATTGATGACCCGTTCAAGAGCCGCGCCGATGCTGATTCGGAGACGATGCGGGATAAAATCTGGGAATGGTACACCTCCACGCTGTACACGCGGCTTTCCCCCGGCGGCGGGATCATCGTCATCAATACGCGTTGGCATCAAGACGACTTGTCAGGCCGCTTGCTTGAGGCCACGCGGGCGGGCGAGGGCGATGCATGGCAAGTGGTGAATTTCCCGGCCATCGCCGAGGCGGACGAAAGATACCGCAAGGCCGGCGAGGCCTTGCACCCTGAAAGATATCCTCTTGACAAGCTGCTGGCTATCAAGGCCGCTATCGGCACGCGGGACTGGGAAGCCTTGTATCAGCAACATCCCACGCCGGAAGGCGGGGCGATTTTTCTCCAGGAATGGCTGAAATTCTGGACGCCGCAAAGCCTGCCAAAAATGGACAGGGTTTTGATGAGCTGGGATTTGGCCTTCAAAGACGGGGCCACGAATGATTTCGTAGTAGGCCAGGTATGGGGGCGTTCAGGCGCAGACCGTTTCCTTCTCGACCAGGTGCGCGGCCGGATGGGCTTCACGGAAACCATAGCCGCCCTGAAAGGGCTTGCTATGAAATGGCCACAGGCGACGCGGAAATTAGTTGAGGACAAGGCAAACGGCCCGGCGGTAATCGATGCCCTGAAGCACACGGTTTCAGGCCTTGTGCCAGTGGAACCGGACGGCTCAAAGACAGCGAGGGCGCATGCGGTAACTGCCCTTTTCGAGGCCGGGAACGTCTATATCCCGCATCCGCAAGTCTGCCCATGGGTGAAGGATTACATCGCCGAGTTGACTCAGTTTCCCAGCGCCGCCCACGACGATCAGGTGGACGCTACCACGCAGGCCTTGCGCGACATGGAACGCAGGCCTGGCCTGCATATCCTGCCAGATATTATGCGGCAGAAAGTCTTACAAAAGGGGAGAGTTTTTGCATGAGTAAGTCTAAACGCCGCAGCGGGCCCGCCATTGCCCGTCCCTCCGGCCAAAGCGGCGGCCTGCATGTTTCCCCGGCCGCCGTGGAGGTGCTTCCGGTCAGGGTCCCATTGACGCTTGCCCAGGTGCGAGAGCAGTACGCGCCGCCGAGGACATTAGGAACGCCTGAGAAGGTCTGGCTTGCCTGTGACAGCCAGCTTGAAGATTCGGGCGTGTATTCGTTGTTGCAGCACAGCTTTGCTATGGGCCAGCTGCCGCAGAGTTCGTTTTTGGGGTACGGCACGCTTCAGCAAATTTCCCAAAACGGAATGATCAGGGCATGCATAGAAACAGTTTCCGACGACATGACCCGGAACTGGATTTCTCTGAAAAGGGAAGGTGATGGCGGGGATGACGACAGGCTTGAGCGCGTTTCGTCTGAGATGACGCGCCTGAATTTGCAGAAAATTTTTCACGATGCGGCGGAAATGGTAGGCTATTTCGGGGGCTGCCTCGTCTACATCGACACCGGGGAATCAGACCCCGAGCGCCTGAAAACGCCGTTGAACGTGAGCGAGTACTCTACGGAATTGCGCGGCGACAGGGTTTTGAGGTTCGTTCCTATTGACCCGATGAATGTTTTTCCCGGCCTTTATAACAGCACGTCCCCGCTCAGGGAAGATTACTTCCGCCCGAGGACGTGGTGGATCCTTGGTCAGGAAGTGCATGCCAGCCGCCTTTTGCGCCTGGTTGCAAATGAGGTCCCGACGTTACTGAAGCCATGCTACAATTTCCTCGGGATCTCTCAGAGCCAGCTGTTGTGGGATTATGTTTGCCATTTCAACGATGTCCGCGTCGCATCTCAGCGCTTGATCGGAAAATTTTCGCTGACAGTAATGAAAACGTCCATGGCGGAAACGATAACGCAGCAAGGCGGCCTTGATGAGCTTGATCGGCGCGTTGCCCTTCTGGTCAGGCACAGAAGCAATGACGGCGTGGAAGTTATCGATAAAGACTCAGAAGAAATCTTGAAGCTCGAGACACCGCTTTCAGGTGTCACTGATATTGTCAGGCAATCACTTGAAATCCTTGCCGCGATGAACCGGACTCCCGCCGTCAAGTTATTAGGGATTTCCCCGGCTGGCTTCAATGCCACGGGTGAGAGCGACATTCGGAATTACTATGATCACATCTTGAGCCAGCAAGAGAAAATCTTGCGGCCAGCTCTGGAAACAATCCTGAAAATCCTGCAAATCCGCCTTTTCGGGCAAGTTGACCCGGCTCTGACTTTTGATTTCGCGGCCCTTTCTGAAGCCGACCGGGCGGCCGAAGCCATGACGCAGAAAACGCAGGCGGAGACCATGGCGATGCTGCTTGACCGCGGTGTGGTAAGCCCCGAGGAATGCAGAGAGCGCCTCGCGGGCGATCCCGATTCAGGCTTTGCCAGCCTTGATGTTTCAGATGTCGAGTACGAGATGCCGGCCGAGGGCGAGGACCTGCATGGCGAGGGTGGGTATGTTGACCCAGAGGCTGAGATTCCTGAAGCGATGGCGCGGCCGAAAGACCAGGCCGAAAGCCTTGAACAGGTCGCCCTCAACGGCGCGCAGGTCGCAAGCATGGTTGACATCGTTACGAAAGTTGCCCTGGGCGAGCTTCCGAGGGATAGCGGATTGGCGATCCTGATGGCCGCGTTCCCGGTGTCTGAAGAAGTTGCCATGGCGATAATTGGCACCGCGGGAACGCCCGAAGAACTTGCAAAGCTAAGACAAAATCAAGAAAATGTCTAAAAACAGCTTTTGCGAGAATGCCCGACATTCGCATGAAGAAGGGTTGCCCTTATGTTTATACGTCCCAAAAAACGGCCTCTTAAAACGCAATCTGAGCGATTCTAGGGGCATACGCGATTTGGGCCTTTAATGACGGGTATCCGACATGAAGAAACTCAGGCCAATTTCACTCAATATCGGCGTCGCCAGGGCCATGGAGAAAAGGCTGCTTGCTGAGCTGAGGCGCGTCAACAAAGGAATTTCGCGATTCGTGCTATCGGCCTGGAGGGGCGAGACGGCTTCCGACGCATCCCCGTTGCCTGACATTTTGCTTCTTTTCGGCCGGGAAAGGACGGGCTGGGAGAGGCGCTGGGAAAGTTTTGTTCAGTGGTTTTGCGAGGACGCGATTTTGAGAGTCAAGAAAACTACTGACCGGGCGTTGTTGAATTCCTTTCGGGATTCCGGTTTTGCCGTCAAGTTCGACGCCTCGAAATTGCTGGACGAGGCCGTGATGGCGGCCATTGGCGAAAATGTCAGCCTCCTGAAAAGCGTTGCCGCGACCGAGTTTGACAAGGTCCAGGATATCATCGTTGACGGCCTGAAACAGGGCCGCGATGTGCAGTACGTCAAAAACGCCCTTGAGGAGCGCTTTGATATGACTGAACGCCGGGCGGCCTTGGTGGCGCGGGACCAAATGGACAAAGCCTGCCAAACGGTTCAAAGGGCGCGGGATAATCAGCTGGGAATCACCGAGGGTATCTGGGTTCACTTGCCCGGCTTGAAAACGAGCCGGGCAAGCCATGTTGCTATGAATGGCGAGAGGTTTCCGCTGAACCAGGGTATCTATGACCCGGATGTAGGTGAGTACGTCCTGCCCGGCCAGCTGATCGCTTGCAGATGCACATACACCCGTGTGATTCCGGAGTTTGGAGATGTCTAAAGAAATTCTTGCATTTGATAAGGCCACAGTCAGGTCTGTTGACGATAACGGCTATCTGCACGTCGAAAAATCACACATTTCGAAAGCACAGGTGGCCCCGTACTATGGCCGGGAGATTCCGGGCTGGCAGGAGCGCGGCCTTGAGCCTGATAAAATCTATCATGGATGGAGATCCCCGGAGGAGCTTGAAAAGTCAGTATCCACGTGGGAAGGCCTGCCCCTGCAGGTCGAGCACCATGTGGACAGCGCGGTTGAGCCACAGAAGGCGCACCGCGTGGGCACCGTGGGCATGCCGGCCGCGTGGTCGGAGCCTTACCTTGATGCGCCTCTGGTCGTGTGGGACCAGGCCGCGATTGACCATATAAATGACGGGACGATCAGGGAACTATCATGTTGCTATTGGTATGAGCCGGTTTTTGAGGCGGGCATTGTTGACGCCCAGCCTTTCGATTTTAAGATGACCAAAATCCGTGGGAACCACGTCGCCCTGGTCGAGTCTGGCCGGGCGGGGCACGATGTCCTCGTAGCGGACTCGCTGCCAAAAGAGATGACAAAGAAGGAGGCCGCTATGGGCTTAAAAAATCTTTTCAAAGGCGCGAAGGACGATGCTGGCGTTGAACAGCAGGAGGTTGATCTCGCACAGGCGATCATTGACCTGCACCGCGTCAATCCGTTGACCGGCGAAGTCGTGGATATCGCAGAGGATGAGAGCTACGTGGAGCAGCTCAAAGAACTTTCAGCCGAAATGCGCGAGAAGCTGCCTGAAGAAGAATTAGAGAAATTCTCTAAGGTTCTTTTGGACATGGCTTCACGCAAGCTCGCCGGCGATGAAACCGAGGGCGAGCAGAAGGCCTTTGCAGAGGGTGTGAAGTACGGCGAGGAAGTCGAAAAGGCCGAGCCGAAAAAGCTTGACAGCGAGCATGAAAGCGAGGGGCTGAAAAAGGCCGAGGATGCTTGCGGGCAGGATACGAATGCCGGCCTGCTTGATGAAATTGTCAAGCTCGTTCCTGGCTTGACTGTTGAGCAGATTGAGAAAATCCGCGTGATTTTTGAAACGTCCGCCCCCATCGTTGAAGTTGCCGAGCCTGTGGACGTTGAAGCCGCGGCTGATAAAGCTTTGGCAAAACGCAAGGTCTTGACTGCCAGCGATGCCGATTCCATCCGCGCCCAGGCCACGGCCGATGCCATGGCCCGCATGCGCTCTGTCAGCGAAGCCTGCAGGAAGGTGCGCCCGCTGGTGGGCGAAATGGACGCCATGGCGTTCGATTCCGCCGAGGCCGTTTACAAAAATGCTCTTGAGCAATCGGGCGTGCAGGCTGGCGCATATGACCCGAAAGCCTATGCCGGGATGGTTGATATGCTCATCCGCGAAGCCGCGTCTTTGAAGGCCATGCCGTTTGCGGCTGACAGCAAACCCATTCCTGAGACTGGGCCTTTTGCACATCTCTCCAAAATCTATGTTGCCGAATAATAGGAGGTAGCAGATATGGGCTTCCAGAAACAAGTGAATTTATACGTCGCTCCGGGCGTTGCGGGTGACCCTGCTACTCCTGATCAGAGCATCTACCAGCCGATGAACTTCACGGCCGAGGCTGATTGCGAGGTCGGCTGCTTTGTGTTTGCCGGCACGGACGCTGAGACTCAGTGCAAGCCCGGCGGCGTTGCGCTCCTTGGCCTTGCCCGCCGGAACTTGAGCTATTTCAATTATGACGTGAAGTCCGGCGCATCGATGAAAATCCCCGCCGGAGCCACTGTCACCGTAGCTCTCAGGGGCGATTACTGGGTTAAGACGTTGACCGCGGCAAGCGTCGGGCAGGCCGTCTTTGCTAGCTCCACCGACGGTTCGATCAAGACTGGCGCCAGCGGGGCGGACATTGACGGCTATGTGGAGACGACTTGGCGAGTCAAGACCGCCGGGGCCGCAAATGATTTGATCGTGATCAGCAACTGGGCCGATCAGGTAGGCGCAGCTTCAGGCGATATTTCTGCCGCGATTTCCGCAGCGACGATCAATGCCACCCAGCTTTCCGGCACGGTGTCTATTGAGAATGGCGGTACTGGCTTGAGCGAGCTTGGCTCCGCCGGGCAGGTTCTCAAGGTCAACAGCGGTGGCGACGGCCTCGAATATAGCTCTGACCTCACTGAATAAGGAGTTAGAAAATGTCTAAAGATATCAGCTTTGAGCAGGCACGCCAGTATGGGTTCGTGTTTCCACAGGCGCGTGCCTGGATGACGGGCGATAAGAACGCCCTTGCCCGCGACGCGGCCTTGATCACCGCGCCGAATTCCAGCGTTCCCGCGGAGTTTTTGGCATATATCGATCCCACCGTGGTCGAGATCCTGACCGCCCCCCGCAGAGCGAGGGAGATTTTTCCGGAGCAGAAGAAAGGGGATTGGACGACCAGCTACAGCAAGTGGCGCATGGACGAATACACGGGCAAAAGCCAGCCGTACTCTGATAACGCCAATGGCACGACCAGCGGTGTGAACAGCGAATGGGCCACGCGCGCGCAGTACCTTTTCCAGACCAGCATCGAGTATGGCGACCTCGAAACGGCCGTTTCCGGCGTTGCTAAAATCAATCTTGCCTCGCAGAAACAACAGGCTGCAGCGCACGTCCTCGACATCGACGGCAACAAATTCGCCTTGCTGGGCGTGGCCGGGCGCGAGATTTATGGCATTCTCAACGACCCGAATTTGCCGGCAAGCATCACGGCTGCGGCCACGGGCGTGGGCAATTCCCGGAAGTGGAGCGATAAAAACACGAAGCAAATCTACGACGATCTGCTCCTTCTCTTTGCCGAGCTTTCTTCCCAGAGCCAGGGCGTCATCGACCAAAATTCGCCTTTGAAGCTGTGCCTGAGTCCCGCGATGAACGTGTTTTTAGGCGCCGCGACGGATTTCAACGTCTCTGTCCTGGATATGCTCCGCAAGTTTTTTGGTGCTTTGACCATCGTCGTCGTGCCTGAGCTTGGTGACAGCGGCGCCGGCGAAACCGTGCTGCTGCTTGCTTCCGAGGTCAATGGGACGCCGACCGGTTATATTGGTTTTGGAGAAAAACTGATGGCCGGGCGCATCGTTGCCGATATGTCGAGCTTCCGCCAGAAGTTTGTCTCATCCACCTACGGCGGCGTGATCCTTCAACCTTTCGCGATTGCCAGCATGACCGGCATGTAAAAAACGAAGTAGAGAGAGGGCAAAGAAATGGCCAGAAAAAAGAAGACTGATGCAGTATATATCCCGTCTCAACCGTCCTCCGAGAAGAAGGTGGCGCAGGGCAACGGCGGCGAAACTGTCACCGTGGCCCTGTGCCACCCCCATGGAATCCGTTTCATGCTTGACGGTGGAAAGCGGAGCGTTGTCATTAACGGCAATGCCGCAAACTTGGTCGGCATGCCTATGGGGAAGTTACCTCGCGGCGGTTTCGGCCTGACGACGATTCAGGCAGCCGACTGGGAGCAGATCAAGACGCTGTACAGCGGCCTCGAGGTTTTTAAAAACGGCTTGATTTTCGCGCATGGGAAAGGCCAGGACGTACGGGCAGAGGCGGATGAAAAGGCTGAATTGCGCCATGGCCTTGAGCCTGTCGAGGTCGAGGGCGCGGGCCGGAATACCAGATCTGAGCCGATGGAGGGGGCGGCTATCTAATGGCCGTCGTCATTTTTGACGTTCAGGCATGGCGGGAGGCATACCCGCAATTTGACGGGCAGCTGACCGACGGGCAGCTCAAGCAGGCCTTCAGGGTCGCGGAACTGATGTGCGACAATACCGAGTCGTCGCCGATTCCGTATGACCCGCCGAAAACCGAAACGCGGGAAGTCTTGCTCTGGCTGCTTGTCTGTCACCTTGCCTCCCTTGCCCTGCGCCCGGCCAATCAGGCCGGGCCTACCACAGGGGCCACGGAGGGCACGGTCAGCGCCCAGTTTGCCGTGCCAAAATCCCTGAACGGCGAGTACTTCACGCAAACGCCATGCGGGGCGAGCTATTGGCAGGCTATCAAGAAGTTTACCATTGGTGGCCGGTACTACGGCGAAAGGCGGTTTCATCCGTGGGGGTAACGGTAGAGCTAGAAGGATGGGATGCCATCCTTTCACGCCTGCAAAGATGGGCAGGGCGCGGAACGGTCAAGGCCGGCGTGATAAACAGGCCGGATGTTGTGGTCTATGCGCCCATTCAGGAATTCGGCGGGTCAATTCCGGTGACTGATAAAATGAGGGGTTTCTTAGCCGCAAACTACGGAATCCACCTCCGCAAGTCCACTGGCTCAATCAATATCCCGCCGAGGTCATTTATCAGGTCCACGTATGAGGAACACCGGGACGAGTGGGTAGAAAATGTTGCCGATGCCCTGAACGCTGGCCGGGAAGTTGACGATGCCCTGGATCTTGTCGGGGAGCGAATGGAAGATGCGATCATACAGAAAATCGCGTCCGGCGTTCCGCCGGAAAATTCGGCGGCCACGACGGTGATAAAACAACAAACCGCCCCCGGCGCCGTAGGCAGGACGCTGCAGCAAACCGGGTCTTTAGTCCACGCGATATCGCATGAGGTAGAGTGACATGGCCGGCATAAACCTTCATCAAGTCGTGCGCGGAATCATTCCCGCCATACACCCTGATGAGCAGATTTTGCTCGTCCAGAACGCCGGGGCGGAAAACATTCGCGGCGTTGTTGTGCCGAAATTCCACCTGGCCGGTTCATTCCCCGCGCAAATCCAGTCCTTCAAGGCGGACGATCTGCAGGCCATGGTTGAGTCGGCACGCACCGAGGTCCAACGTAAAATCTATCTTTTTGCCGAAACCGGAACAGGCCTTATCCCACAAGGCATCGTGCGCAGCCTTGAACGCGGTGGCGATCTGATCCGCCGCCGCGACGGCACGTGGTGGCTGGTGGCCGGCATGGTCGAAGATTTTTCGGCGGCGGGGTGGGTTTCCGTACGTGGAGTGCTTCAAATCGAGGTTCACGAGGAGGCCGAAAAGCTTGCCGCCCTGCCCGAAGAACCTATGATCGAACCCTACGAGGACGATGGGTATGCCGACTGAAGTGCTGTCAGCGGTCAACGACTTTATCCTTACATATGTAGGGAATAATGAAATCCCGCTGCTGGAGCAGCCGCAGGTTGTCATCGGCTGGCAGAACGTGGTCTCCGCTCTGCCGGCCAAAAGCCAAGAGTACGCCGTGCTTTCTTTCCTGGGCAGCGTCCGCCACGGCACGAACGTGCACGGGCGGGTCCATGCCCCGGGCGACACTGGGCTGATCGATACCGTGACAAGATCGGCGGAGCAGCTGGTTCAAGCTGACTTTTGTTCAGCCAGGCCCGGGCGGTCAGAAGAGTATGCGAGGACGCGGGCGGAAATCATGGAGATGCTGCACAGGGACAGGGTTTCCATAGATTTTTACCGCAAGTACAATATTTCTTCATGTTACGCAGACAATGTTGTTCCGTTGGCTTTCATGAATGAATCGGAACAATGGGTTGCAAGATATAGTGTAACTCTGCATTTGTCTATATACTCGATGACGAATGTAGAGATTGAATCATTCAGCGACGTCGGGCTATACCTTGAAAATGTAGACGTCCATCATCCTATAAAAAGGTAAACATAAGGAGACGACATGGCTATTCCTGCAAGTCAAATAGTGACTGTCAATCCAAGGCTATTGACGCCCGGCGGGACAGATTTGGAATTTAATGGTCTGGTTCTTACCAAATCCGATTATATTCCCAGCACCCAAAGGGTAATTCCTTTTTCCTCACCCGACGATGTGGCCGCATATTTCGGAGCGGAAAGCGACGAATATCGTGCCGCGGTGGTATACTTCCAAGGGTATAACAATTCTTTCCGGAAACCCCGCGCGCTGTACTTTGCGAGGGCTTTCGATGAAGACGCCCCGGCTTTCGTGCGCGGCGGAAGCTTCAAGCAGCTTCCGTCTATCACGCTGGCTGAGCTTCAGAAGATCAATGACGGCGACATTGCGGTCCGCCTTGGCGGGTCTGCTTTGTCCGCTCACGGCGTGGATTTCAGCCATGCCACCTCTCTGAGCGAAGTGGCCTCGATCCTCGACGCCGCCCTTTCTCCGCAAACGATTCCAGCCGACCGCGGCCGGGTCGAAAGCGGAGAGGTGGATTTTTCTGGGCTGGCCGATCTTTCCGGCGGGAATTTCTACATTTCCGTCGACGGCGGAGAAGCACAGCACATCCAGGGTGTGACTTTCAGCGGAACGCCGTCCCTGCCAACCATCGCTTCTCAGCTTGACGGGCTGATCGAGGGCGCGACCGTGTCCGTTGGAAACGACGGTTTCATGGTTGCTTCCGACACCGTGGGCACCGCTTCTTCCGTGAGCTTCGCCAGCGCGGGCACTGACCGCGCCGCAAGCGCAGGCGTGCTGACCGGCGGACCGATCGACCTTTCAGCCTTGGCCGATATTTCCGATGGCGCCTTCACCATTTTGGTAGATGGCTCCGCGGTTTCTGTCAGCGGCGTGTCTTTCAGCGGGACCCCGACCCTGGCGGATGTCGTTTCCGCTCTGAGCATTTCCGGCGCGACCGTTGCCGCGGGCGCTTCTGGCCTTGTCATTACAAGCTCTACGACTGGCGCGGCAAGCTCAGTCAGCTATGCTAGCGCGCCCGCTTCCGGCACCGACCTCTCCGCTTTGCTTGGACTAACCGAAGCCAGCGGCGCTCAATCTGTGAGCGGGCAAGCGGCCCTGGTCGACATTTCCGGCCTGCTCGGCTTGACCCAGGCCACGGGGGCGACGCAGTTCGCCGGCCATGATGCCGAAACCCCGCCTGATACGGTAGTGGTTTCGTATTCCAGTTTGCACGACTCTTTCACCTTGACCTCAACCTTGACCGGCGAAAGCGCCGCCGCTGAGTTTGCCACCGGCTCTTTGGCCGCCCCGCTGGGCTTGACTGAAGCCACCGGCGCGGTTCTCAGCCCTGGCGTTGATGCCGAATCTGAAGCCGGGTGCATGGAAGCCGTGCTGGACGTGACTCAGAATTTCGTGTCTTTCTCCACTGTCTGGAAGGCCTCGCAGGAAGAAGCCCTGGCCCTTGCGCAGTGGGCTTCCGGCCATGGCGTGAATTTCTTATATGTTATGTGGGATAATGACCCCCGCCTGTTGGTCGCTACTGACACGAGCACGATTGCCGCGGCCTTGAAAGCGGCCAATGTCGGAGCCACGACCATGGTGTGGGATTCCCTTGACTATGCCGCGATGATTATGGGCACGGCGGCCTCCATTGACTGGACGCGCCGGGCCGGGACGATCACTTTTGCATTCAAGTCTCAGGACGGCCTTGCGGCTAATGTTGTCCAGGGCGCTAAAGCAACGGCATTGAAAGCCCAAAATGTTAACTTTATGGGCGACTATGCAACGAGAAACGACGATTTCATCTTCCTTTATCCCGGCTCTATGTTTGGTGCATGGAAATGGATTGACACATATTTGAACGCCATATGGTTGCATAATAGTTTGCAGGTTGCAATTATGGCCGGATTCCAGAATTCGCCCCGTGTTCCTTATAACGATGAAGGATATACGTTAGTAAGGGCATGGTGCATGGACCCGATCAATCGCGCTTTATACAATGGCGTCATTGATATCGGCATTACTCTTTCCGAATCCCAGAAGGCCGAATTATTTAGGGAGGCTGGAGAAGATATATCCGATACGCTTGATACCGACGGTTTCTTCTTAAAGATTTCCGATCCTGCCCCTGCAGTGAGACAGGTTCGTGAAAGCCCTGAAGCAAGCCTCTGGTATACTTACGGCGGGAGCGTTCACAGGTTGGATATGAGTTCCACGGCTGTCGTGTAAACAAATATATGACATGGCCGCATCTGAAATATGATGCGGCCATGGCGAAATAAGGAGCATAATATGCCTTTTGATTATCAAATGCCTACCGCTGATATTACCTCGGCGAATGCGATATTAGTGATGACCGTGGCAAACTTGTTCCCGGCCGGTGTGACACTTCAGGGATTTTCTACCGACCAAAGCTATTCTCAGGATGAATTGCAGGTGACTGAAGATAGGATGGGGGTCGATGGAAATTTGGTCGCTGGCTGGATTCCAAGCATCAAGCCCGTGACCGTCATCCTTGAAGCCTCGTCTCCCAGCTACACGGCGATGTGTCAGCTGTACAGGGCCATGGAAAAAAAGAGGGGCATTTACACGGTGAAACTCGTCGCCACGATCCCCTCGATCGCCCGCATCTACACGTGGACGGAGGGCGTGCTCAAGTCCGGTCAGCCCGTCGCCGACGGAAAAAAGATCCTTGATCCGACCAGCTGGAAATTCGATTTCGCCCGCCTTTTGATTACCAAAGCGTAGCAAAATCTTACTCTCGGAGGGGTAAAAAATGCGCAAAGAAAAGATGATTACTTTGGATGACCGGGGCAATAAGCTGACTTTTCGTATCAAAGAAATGCCCGCTATGAAGCTTGAAAGTTGGCTTTTGAAGGCAGGACTTTTGCTTGCCGGGTCTGGAATGTTCGATTCGAAGGACATTTCCAGCCCCGGCGAAGCGATCCAAAAGGCCGGCGCCGTGCTTTCGACCGGTGGCGTTTCAGCCCTCGGTGGTATCGATTTTGATAAGTTGCAGCCGCTCCTTGATGACCTCCTGCGCTGTTGCGTGCGTGTCGATGCGGGCATCGAGCAGGAGATGACGCCTGAAATTGTGGATGGCGTCATCGAGGATATACGCACGCTGTTTGCTCTGAGAAAAGAAGCTCTTGCCCTGAATCTCGATTTTTTCGGAAAAGGAAACCTATTCGCATCTGGCGAAGAAACGCAATCCCAGGGACCGTCGAAACCCAAAATATCTCTCCACTCTGCGCGTTAATTGTGGGCGAGAGGCTGGCAACGCTACGGGAATTGCAGGAATGGTACAGTTACGAAGATGCCTTGAACCTGGCTGAGATTGTCTCAGTCAGGCACCACAATGAAGAAGCCGCGTATAAAAATTCGGGGAAACGATAATGGATTTGGAAGATCTTGTTATACGACTTGGACTTGACCCCGACGATTTCCAGCGTGGCTTAGATGACGCGGCCAGGGCCGCGGGCGAGGCCGGCAGTCGCATTTCAGAGGGTCTGATAGCCCCTCTGCAAGGCGCGATTGCCGGCCTTGCTGCCAGTTTCGGGTTCTCAAAGATGCTCGGCCAGTATACCGAGCAGGCCGATGCCGTGGGCA